GTGATCGTGAACGACTTGAGGTTGGTGATGGTCGTCGTGGCCGGGGTGGCTGCGAGGTCGAGCTTGAGGACGGCCCGCGCCCAGGTGTGGCCGAAGTTCCCCGCGGTCGGGATGAACAGCGTGGTCCCCGGGGTCGGGGCCGTGGCCACTCCGAGGGTTGACGCGCCGATGATGTGCGTCTGGATCTTGAAGAGCTCGGAGGCCGTGTACTGGAACACCAGCTGGGTGGCCACGCAGTCGATGCCCTTGTCGTACTCGAACGTCCCGCCGGCCACTGGGCGCCCGACCCAGAACGTGTGGGGGAGCGGGGTGTCCTTGCGGGCGAAGGTGTGGGTCCGCGGGTCGCCGGCGCCGGTCATGGTGTCCGAGGAGGTCCCGAAGTGCGCGGCGAACAGACGGCTGTTGGAGTCGGGGTGCGCGGCCCAGGTCACGTCACCCTCGAACCACGCCTTGCTCTTGTACTTGCCGGGGAGGAACGCCTGCCCCTCGATGAGGGCGAGTTCCTGCCGCTCCTCGGTCGGGCCGATGTCGGCCTCGTACACGGGGATCTGGTAGTCGGGATTCGCGACCGGAGTCCCCCAGGCGCTCTGCTTGCCGAGGCTGAACTTGTACAGATTGCTCGGGATCTCGACTGCGACGGCCATCTAGGCTCCCTCGGGTTCGGATTCTTCGACCTTGGTCTCTGGTGTTACAGCCATGCGTTCAAGTTCTGCCATCTGCGCCACGTCCGCCGGGTCCAGGCCCGTGATGAGCCCGTCCTTTCCGATCTTGCCCTTGAAGCGACTGAGGCCGAGCACCGAATCCGGCGCGGCATCGCGCAGATAGAACTTCCTCGCCTTCTCAGCCATCGGAGGCATCATCCTTTCGCGGGCAAGGAACCCTCATGTGAAAGCGACCCCCGTCGTGGCGCTGACCTCCATCTCGAACCAGCGCACCTTCGAGGAGCGGTCGGGGAACCGCGCCCCGTTGTAGAACAAGCGGTAGTACCCCGACACCGTGAAGCCGTTGTTGAAGCGGTACATGCGGGCCCGGATGGCGTTCGCGAGGTCGAACAGGGCCGTGGCCGCGGTGGTGTCCTCCACCTGACGAGCCGACTCCGTCCCGCTCGGCTCCCAGTAGACGACGGTGAAGACCTGCTCAACATCGTCGGCTCCCAACATCAGCCGCGAGGCTCGTTCTGTGAGCTCCGCGGAGGGCCAGACGGCCAGATGGACGCTCCCGTCGTTTACGCGCTCCTCCGGGGCGTAGGGCGCAAGCGTGTGGGTCGTGGCGCCGTTGAGCGCGGACACGTTCGTGGTGAGGTCGGAGATCAGGGCGTTGCAGAAGGTCTCGAAGTCGCTCATCCGGGGAACGTCACCTTCGCCGCCGACACGAACAACTCGGGCCACGCCAGCGCGGCCTCACGCATGAACGGCGTCCCCTGGAAGCCGGGGTGGGACACCGGCCCCGAAGCGAACCCGCCCGTCTTGAACTTGAGGACTCGAGCGGGCCCGCCGCCTGCCGGGTCGATGGTGTGAGGCTTGGCCCCGCCTTCCGCCAGGGCCGCGTCCGGGGAACTGACCCTGATCCCGTCCGTGGTCGGGGAGATGGAGGCGGCGACGTGCGCCCACGGCGCCCGAGACTTCGCCACTCCCGCGGCCTCGGCCACCGAGATGCGGTACGCCTCAGCGGCCGCGGCCCTGAGCCACGAGTCGTTCCAGTAGAACCCGGTCGGCATCAGCCCACCAGCAGGCCGGAGGAGCGCCTGTAGGAGTTGATGATCTCGTCGGCCTCGTTGATCCCCGTGGGGTGGTCCGGGTCGAAGGGGTTGAACGTGTACACCGCGTCCACGGTCTCCATGCGGTCTGCCCTGCGGAGGTTCTGCGCCTGGGCCTTCACCGCGTCGTAGGTCATCAGGGCGATGGCGCGGTTGATGTCTGCCGGCGTCACCGTCCACCCGAACGTCCCGACCACCTGGATGGTCTCCGCACCGGGGGGCCAAGTCCATCCGCTCGCCAGAACAACCCCCGTGAGGTACTTGTACGCGGGGATCTCGAGGTAGTCCCACGGCTGCCCCGTGACGCGGTTCGCCCCGGCCGCGTCGAGCGAGGACACCAGCCGGTAGGCGGCGGCATCCTGCGTGGTGAGGGTCCCGAGGTAGTCCCGGGTCTTCACCGTCGTGATGGCCGTGCACCGGGCCGGGAGGGCGAGCGTTGACGTGCCACTGCCCCGCAGGTCGTAGGTTCGGCCCGTTGCGGTGACGAACTCGTCGTCCGTGAGGCCCTCGAGCCGCTTGACCATGCGGGCGATGGTGGCCGTCAGGATGGCGTCAGGAGCCTCTGTGAGCGACAGAGACAGGCCCACGCAGTATTCCGCGAGGGTGAGCGTGCGGAAGTCCGCGAAGACCGGGTAGGCCACGCGCTACTCCCTCAGCGCATCGACGAGGTCACCCTTGGTCATGGTCGAGAACCCTTCGACGCCGCGGTCCTTGGCGAGCGCCTTGAGTTGGGCGACCGTGCGGCCCTCGTAAGGCCCGGTGCCGGTGTCCGGCGCGTCGTCGTCCTTGGCTTCGGGAGGGGTGGGCTGGCTGTCCCAGACCCACTCCTCCACGTCGCCGTGCTGCTCGTAATGGCCGTGCTTCTCCATCAGAGCACCTGCGCCCCGACCGTGACGTTGGTGACCTGATCGTAGGTCACCGCGATGCTGCGCCCGTTGTACACGCCGCCGCTGAGCGGGTACACCGCGGTCTTGGACGTGAGCGAAGCCTGCGCCGTCCCGTCGACCGTGACCACGGTCGGCGTCGCGCCCACCGTCACGACCAGCACCGGGGAACCCGCCGCGACCCACCCGCCGGCCCTGGTGCCGCCGGTCACGGTGTCGCCGCCGCCGGATGCCGCCGCCATCGTCATCCCTGCCCCTACCGCTGCCACTGCGATTGCCGCCATGCCTGTTCCTCCTTCGCGGGGAGGTGCGGGAGGGCCGCAGCCCTCCCGCCGCCTCCAGCTACTAGGTGATGCGGATGCCCGACAGGCCGACCGGACGGAGCAGGTGCACTCCGAAGTAGCCGAACACGTTGAGCTCGATGTTCGCCGGCCCCTGCTTCTCCTCGAAGCGGAAGGTCAGCAGCGGCGACTCCCAGACCCAGAGGTCCGAGGAGTTCAGGATCATGATCTGCGAGTCGCCCGCGGCCGTTCCGGTGTTCGACCAGGCCGGCGCGAACCGCACGCCGTCAACGTCCCAGGCCCGCTGGTTCTTCGTGCCAAAGGCGTTCATCGGCTGGACCGTGGGGAACAGCGGCCGCTTGGTCGTGTCGAGCGCCGTGGCGATGAGCACCGACGCCGCCATCCCCATCGCGCCCCCGTCGGGGTCCGCGAACCGCATGAACGGGTACTTCGCCAGCCGCTCCCGGAGGTGAGCCGCGAGTGCCTGGTTGTCCGTGCCCTTGGCGATGGTGGACGCCTGCGCCCCCGAGGGGACCGTGTCGCCCGTGATCGTCCCGCCGGCACCCGACGTGCCGTTCAGCAGGGTGTAGACCTTGACCTCGGTCTGGCGGGCGTAGGACTCCCGCATCTCCGCGAGCGCGATCTGGTCGATGGCCGGATTGGACGAGTCCACGATCTCCCGAGAGAGCGTGAGCCGGCCCGAGATGGCCTGCGGCGTCACCGTCTTCGTGGTGAACGCCAGCGAGCCGTCCGAGGGGTTCGTGCCCTCGACATGGTCCGCGGACACCGAGGTCGCGGAGCCGAAGATCGGCACCGTGAACGGGGTGGCGTTGGCGATGGTGCCGTGTGAGGCGAGCGACACCAGCGGCCGGCCCTTGGTGAAGTCCGGGATGTAGAGGTCCGGGCGGTAGCCCGGGGGGATAACCTGCGCCGCCGTGGAGGTCGTCTGCGGCGTGAAGCCGAGGACGTAGTCCTTGGCGAGCTTCGCCATCTCCTCCGACTGCTTGCGGTACTTGCGGAGGCGGTCGATGGCGTCGTCGTCCTTGTCGCGGGCAGCGGCCCAGGCGTCCCGGACCAGGCACTCGCCCGTCCCGTCGAACGCGTAGATCGGGGCCTCGCGGGTCACGCTGTACCTCGCGGCCCGCACGGTCCCGCGCTCCTGCGGCCCGCTGATGCCCTCGAGCGCCGTCTTGACGCCCTCGGAGATCGACTCACCGATGGACTGCGTGAGCGACTCGGTGAGCTTCACCTGCGAGTCGGTGATCTTCTGGGCCATGCCCTGCATCGCCGACTCGAACACGACGGCGCCCTGGTCCGCGGTCATTGCGACCGGCTCCTGCTCCTTCACCTTCTCTTCCATGTCTCCTCCTTGCCGTCGTGCCGCAGCGACTCGCTCGACACGGGCGTCATCGAATGCGGGGAACCCTGTGAGCGCCACGCCCACCAACCGCCCCTTGTCCACCAGCCGCACGTTCTCGGTCTCTGGGTCGGGCGCCCAGCCGTCCCCCTCGTCGAAGTCAACCTCGATGCTGAAGCCATCGAGCACGCCGTCTTCGGCAAGGGCGAGAGCCCTATCGCCTGCCTCCCCGCGGGCCACCTTGAAGGTGGCGTCGAGGCCCAGTGCGGTGTTCTGGATGTCAATTGCCTTCGCAATCGCCTGCGTGTGGTCATGGTCGGTGTTCAGCTTCACCCGTGAGGTTTGCGACCAGTGCAAGGAACCCCGGGAGAAGCGCCACTTCGCCATCCCCGAGCGGGCCACCTTGCCCCAGGGGACGATCATTCCCGAGATGAGCCGGCGGGGAGCGTCAACGGTGAACGACGCATCGACCTCCGGGTCATCGAAGGTGAGGCCAGCCGCTGTTTCGTTCTCCATGCTCACTCCCTCGTTGAGACCGGCATCGAGCCGTTGCCGTTGGTTGAGATCGGGACCATCGGGGCCTGCGCGGGGCGTGGACGTGCTGACGGGGGAAGGGGTGGGAGGTCTTCGAGCTCCCGGACCTCCTCGATGGTCTCGAAGCCGGACTCCAGGGCGATCTTGTGGGCCTGGAAGCGGCCGAGGGTGTCGCCACGGAGGAACCCGTCGAGGTTGAACTTCGCCTCGTAGCCCCGGGGGATAACGTCCCGCATCGTCAGCCGCTCCTCCACCGCCGTCATGTAGGGCGCGAGGGTGAAGTCAACGAGGTCTTGGCGGCGCTGCTCGGAGTTCTGGTAGGTCCGCGAGGTCGTGGAGACGCCGAGGTCTTCCGGGTCGATGCCGGCTGCGCGGGCGATCTCGAGGACGGCGTGCTGGCGCTGTTCCGCAAGCTGGATCTGCTCGGCGTTGAACTGAAACTGCTTGCCCTCCCACGCGTAGCCGATGTACCCCCACATCCGCCGGCGGCGGGACTCGCCCCAGCGGTTCAGCATCTCCTCGATGACGGCGGGGTCTTCCTTCACCCGCATCCCGTCACGGGGCGTGAAGTAGCCGAGGGGCACGGGCTCGTCGGCGTACCGGGTCGCAGCCTGATCGAGCGTCAGGCAGGTGCGGATGGCCCGGGCTGCGTGGATCAGCAGCGGAGGGTTCGGGGAGTCGAACCGGATGAGCTCGTCGTCGGGGACGACGCGGCCGTCGACGTAGACCCGCGGTGCTCCTCCCATCAGCCCCGTGCTGACGACGCTCACCCGGTCAACGTCGAGGTGCGTGGCGTATGTGGGGTAGTCGTGCCGCCCGAAGGCGGTGATGCGCCACCAGGAGATGCCCTCGAAGAGGAGGTCCTCGAAGGTGGAGGCGAACGTGACGATGTTGGGGACATCGGGGTCGATCTGGTCAAGGAAGTTCGTCGGTGGGGCGATCTGGTGTTCCTTGTTGCGAACGTGGATTGGCAGGCGGGCCAACGTGCCGGCGATGAGGTTCCGCGATCGGAGGACTGCCGGCACCTGGAGCGCCTCCCTGCGACTGATCCGGGGAGCGATGGCCCCGCCCGCGGTCATCCCCTGCATCATCTCGGGGGGAACGTCCACCGAGAACTGAGCGTCGGGACGGTTGCGGCGGAAGATGCTCATCCGACACCCCCCGGGAGGACGATCAGGGGCTCGGGGGCGATCTTCGACGCCTCATGCACGGCCATCACCAGCGCGACCAGTGCCTGATAGTCCGGGGACGGTTCGAGGTAGGCGCCCGTCGTGGTCTCCTTGACGTGCCCGGAGAGCACCTGGGCCCGCAGGTTCGGATCGCCGTCGTGGTACAGCGTCCCCGATGAGATGTGGGTGAGGAATGTGGCCGTCGCCTCCATGAGCCTGACTGGTGTCTGGAAGTCTCCTTCCAGCGGCAAGGAACCCAGGATCGCCTCGGCCCCCTGCTCCCCGCCCCACTGACGCGGGTCGATGAAGATGGCCTGCACGTCGTACCGGGAGCACAGCCGGTTCAGGGCGAACCGGGCCCCGGGGATGTCGTAGGGCAGGCTCTCGATACGCACCGCCAGCCCTTCGCCCCGCTCGGCGGCGATGCCGATCCCACATCCACCCTGCTGACCGATACGAACCCCGATCCAGACCTCCTCCCCCTCCTGCACCGTCCCGAGGTCGACGGCGCCGCGGTCCCACTCCTCGCGGGTCACCCATCCCATGAGCGCCGCCGAGACACCGCAGGAGAACCGCAGCCAATGGCCGCGCTGGTGCGATGACGAGTCGTGCTTGATCTTCAACGCCTCCGGGGTGATGGCCTTGAGCGGGTTCGCCGCCTTCACGTCCCGCATGTTGTCCGGGCTGGCACCCTCCGGCAGCGCGTAGTCGTGGATCACCTCCGTCTTGGTTGCAGCCCGGACGAACCCCCGCCGCCGCTTGATCTGGGTGGCGTTTGCCTTCATCCGCGCCCGGACCTGCTCGAACTCGCTGCTCGGCTCGCCGGCCGTCGAGATGGCAACGATCTGCCCACCTCGCTTCTCCGTCTTACCTCGCCACGTCCGGTACAGCCGGAGGTCGCGGTGTCGGTGGAGCTCCTCCAAGATGGCGAGGGTGAACATCGGCCCATCCCCCGTCCGATCATCGGCGGCGAAGATCTGCAAGCGGGAGTTCTGGGAGCCACACTTGATGCGCCGGTAGCCCTCCTGGCACTTGAACCTCGACTCGATGGCGGGCGACCGCTCCACGAACCCCGCCGCAGCGAGGTAGAGCCACTGGGCCTGGTCCCTCGATGCCGCTGCCACCAGCGCCATCGCGTTAGGGCGGAACTCGAGGTGGTACAAGGTGAGTCCCGCGACCAGGGTCGTCTTCGCGTTCCCCTCGGGGATCACCAACCAGTTCTCGGTGAAGCCGGCGAACACGTCCTTGGCGAACGCGGCCTGGAACGGTTCGACCTCCCACGGCTGCCCGTTGTCGAGGACGAGCCCCGAGGCCCAGGCGGTGAAGTGGGGAACGGTGAAGGGCGTGCCGTTTTGTACAACCGGGCCCGGAAACTTCATCCGTTTCGGGGTTGACACCGGGCCCGCCTTGTGGTTGGGAATCGCGCCGGATTTTCTCCCGACTGCCCGGGCGAGATTTCTTTT